GAGATAAACTATAAAATCCTGGAGGACTGTTCCGCTAAACATCAGATTAGCATCGTGCTCCTCTCCTTTTACATACTCATGGACCGTAACGAACAGATTGCCGCTAAGATACTGTATCTTCGTTGTGGTATTGTTATAAAAATTCACAATACAGTGAATCTCATCATCGTTCGTAAATTTCCATTGGTAGTAATCTTTTGCATATTCCACCATCTGCACATCCGCAGAAATGGCAGACACTCTCCATTTTCCTGTAACATCATTCCGCACTTTATCTCTGGAAAATGTCGCATCTATATCGTGGCAGCTCTTATCGCTGATTCCGTACATTCCATCCCGGTGCGGTACTTCCTGCGTGTCCTCTGTTTCCGCAGGCTCCGTTGTTTCTTCCGGCTTTATCAATTCCCCTGTTGCGTAGTTGTATGCATCCTTACCGGTTGTAGGATAATACAGGTGTCCGTTCTCGCTGTCAGTGATATAAACAACCGTCCAGCTATTATTCAGGTACTGGCATCTGACAATAAGATTTTGTGCATCTGTGATAAGGTAAGCCTCCATATCGACAACACTTCCGGCTGTCTTGTAATTCCCCCAATAACAATCAGAAACTTTCTTTACTCCAATCGACTGTAAAGCAGTTTCTAAAGCCTTGACCACTCCATCCCCATCCGGGCATGATTCAGCCTGTTCTTGTGTTATTTTCGTGAATCCGTCCGGCATTTCTACCGCCGATGTCGGCTCCACTTCGCTGCTTTCGCTTTCAGCTACGCGCTCGGTCTGCGAGGTATCAACATCCGTTGTACCCCCCCCCGAACATCCGTTCAGGGCAAGACCAGTTATGGCAAATGCCAATAATAAAAAATGTCTTTTTCTCATTCCTCTTAGACCTCCTGGCTTTTTTCTACAGTCTACCACATGTGCATAATATTTTCGAGCATAAAAAAAGAACCCCTCCACCACATTTTGTGTGATAGAGAGGTCCGTTCTCCTTATTTGTCAGGCGTTAACAGCGTACAGAATATTCTGACTGTAATGAAAACCATCCTGCGCCAGATTTCAGCTTGCCCCATTTTACGCCATTTACAGTGCGTTCTTCCACTACTGTATATTTGTAATTCTTTTTCAAATATCCCAGTACCTTTGTTCCACTGGTTCCAGGATTGTCCCTGTATCTCAATCCATCAACTGTGATTTTTACCACATAGTTGCAGGAAGTCCCAGTATTTGCTGATACCGGATATACCTTGTTTCCGTTGGAATCAAATACGCTGTACCCTTTATTTTCGTCAGCACATTTTTTTGCATTTTCCAGGCTTGTAAATGCACCTTTCTGGCTCGCTGCATCAGCCCATGTTTTGCGCACTCTGTACATCTGCTTTGTCTGCGTTCCACCGGAAGTGCTGTTGCTGGTTCCTCCACCATTAAGGATGGATTTTACCATATTTTTGAATGCTACCCATTCAGCATTGTTACTTCCTGCCATCTGTGCCGGGCAATTCTTTCCTGTAACATCCCAATGCCGAAGTACATACTTGTCAACTTCGCCTGCACTGATGCCAAGCATTTTACAGATATACGCGCACAGATATGCGGCGTTCTGTTTAGTCTTTTCGGAAATCTTATAATTTCCGGCGGTACAGCACATCTCAATACCGATACTGTTTGCATTTCTGCAATATGCGTGTTTATATGTCTTCGCTCCACAATGCCATGCTACAGAATTTAACGGTACACTCTGGTAGATTTCCGTATCATCCACAAACAAATGGGCGGATGCATTTCTTCCGGCTCCACCGAAATAGTTTGCATTCGCCCTTGCTGTGTCCTTTTTATTTCCTGTATAATGCATAGTCACGTATGAAGCATCTCTGCTTGACCTGCTGCTGTAATTGTCCAGGTTGCATCTCAAATCAGATTTGATTTTAATTCCATTGATAACGGCTGAAAGCCATCCTGTTGTAATCGTCTTTCCCATGATAGATGTTCCTCCTTTTCCAGACGCATATTTGTCATAAAATTTCTGTCCGCATTCGGCTCTTTCTTTTTGTACGGAACTTCCCTGGTTTGCCGGTTTTTCAAAATTAAGCAGTACGGCATTTGATGCCTGGGAAACGCTCGTTGCTGTTTTCAGCACATTCAGCACAGATTTGTAGCTGCTGCTCAATTCCTGTATAAGAAATTCGAGCTGCATTTCCAGGTCACCGATGGAGGTTCCCTTTTCCTGGGCATACTTCTGCAGGTTTTGTTTCCTGCTCCAATACGTCCACTGCGCAATGCCGTATCCTGCTTTGTCATGTACGAAATTCTGATAATCGCCATTGTCTACGGACGTGGTGTAGGTATCATCCGTAAATCCCAGTATTTTCTCGTAGGTATTCTGCAAGTTAATAGGGCTTAACCCGCTTTCTCGGTCCAGGTTTCCCATCAAACCTGCGACACCGAATGGATTAAGCCCCTTGCTTATCAGAAAATTCCAGATGCGCTCTGCGTTGCTATTTCCTTTGAGCGACATGGTATCATCTCCTGTCTTTTATTCAGTTTTTGTTGTCGGTTCGTCTACTGCTTCGATTACGATTCCTGCGTTTTCCTCCATCTTCATCTGCTTGACAGCCGCTTCAATCAAAATGTTAAGCTGTTCATCAGTAATGGAAATATTCTTTGCTGTCAGCATTTCTTTTAGCAGGTCAGTAACAATAGCTTTTTTCTCGGCTCCACTCTTTGATGTGAGTACCTGCTGCGCGTATAGTACGGCCTGTGTAACCATCTTTTCGATGGCTGCCATCTTATCCTGCTCGATTCTGCTTTTAAGCCAAGGAATAACGTATCTGGCAATCACAGCCACGCAAACCATAATCAGTAACTTTAATGCTTCAAAAATAATGTCATTCATCCTCTGTTGTCCTCCACATTTTCTATGTTTTCATTTTCACTGTTACTGGTCCCCATATACCGGGAACCCTTGCCGCCAAAATCGTTGTATTTGAATATGTTTTCAACTCCTGCTTTGGCTATGTTCGCCCCTACCACAATACGAAACGTTTCGTTCGTTTCGCTTATGAGTGTATCAAGGTAACTGAATTGCCCTGTTTCCTTTATCGCAACCACAATCACGACAAGGGAATACAGCCAGTTCAGCACATACAATACAGACAGGCAGTTCACAATCATTTTTGTGTGTTCCCACATCCAAAGAATGGCGGCCTTGCTTTTATTTTTAGTAACTCTTCTTTTCCTCACTCCGCAACCTCCAATCAGTAAAGTTGATGTAAAGCCTGGGAGTTCAGGAAATCTTTCTGTTCATGCTTCACTTTCTGTGCATAATCCAGTGCGGCGTGCATATCTCCATTGCATTTCGCATCGGGGATACGCTGTACCGCTTTTGCCGTAGCTTCTCCAAGCGCAAGTGAGGCATTTATGCAGTTGATGATACACAGTTCGCTCTTTTCTCTTGCCTGCTCCCTCTCGTCCTGCTCTTTCTGCCTTTTCTTGCGTTCCTCTTTGTCCTGTTCCTCTCGCTTTTCCATGTGATGTTCCAAGCACCAAAAGCAAAACCCAGTGATTGCCGATGGAATGCCTATGGCGATGGTTAATGAAAATAAATCCATTGTTCTATACTTCCTTTCTCTCACTCCAACAAATCCCGGTAGTCGGCCGGTACGTCCTGCGGAGTAAGGTTGTAATCCTTAATTATGTTCTGAATAGTAATACTGAAAATGGCATCCGTAAGCGCATCCTGGAAAGGACGATACGAATGCCATATCAAATGGTTGTGCAGATTGAATAGCTTTTCCTCATTCTCCTGCTCTTCTGTATTCAGATGTAATTCCCTCGCCGCATCCTCCAACCGGTCAAAGTTGTAATATTCCGACAAGGGCGGTATCGATATTTTGGTCATAAGGTATTATGCCAGGTGGACTTCTACAAAGCACCCGTCTTTTCCTCCTTTTACAGGTATTGCTTTCCGGTAATCTCCGTATACTCCTCTGCTGTAATTTTCTTTTTCTTAACAGCATTTTTAACCATTGTGTTGTTCCAGAATCCACTATCGTAATAGCTTTTAATATCCCAGAACTTAGGGCTGTGTTCTTTCTCCCGTACCTGTTCTGTGGTTTCTGCGTTCTGTGTTTCCTGTGCCTTACTCATTGTCTGCACCTCCCATCTCCGTTTTATCCTCTGTTGGAATATCAATATCTGCCATCATAGCCAGATAATCAATCGTTGCTGCCTGCTCTGCAACTGTCGCACGCAGGTTTTCATTTGCCCGGCTGTCATAAATGCTGCCGTTCATCTCTTTGATTCTCATTGTCAGTTACCTCCGTTTCTTGGTCATTCCATAAATTCTTGTAAAATTCGTCCATGCGGCATATAAGGCGAAATGAATTTCCTTTGCTCGCATGACTCCTCCATGCTTGATAACAGTCATCGACTTTCGCTTTTGTGATTTCACCTCTTTTGGCTTTTCTCACCAGCTTGCGGAGTTTTCTGCGCCTTTCCTTAACTTTCTCCGAACTGACTGTCATGATAACTTTTCCAGTATCCGTCAACCGATACTTGAATCCGAGGAATGTAAAACCATCTTTGATGCTGAATACTTTCGTTTTCTTCGGGTTGAACTCCATCCCCTTGCTTGCAAGGTATTTCTCATTTATCAGTTTCAAATTCTCCAGATATTCCCTTGATGGGTGAAACAGTGTTGAATCATCCATATATCTGCCGTAATCCTCGGCTTCGGTCTGTTCCATCATCACATGGTCGTAATCACTCAAGAATGCAATTCCTGCTATCTGGACCATTTGGCTGCCTGGATTGTATCCCACGTCACCGGCGTACTGTCCGTCAAGAACAGTTTCGGTTTGCTCATACAGCCAATCGTCCAATTTATCCCGGAACAATTCTTTCGTGATATCGTGCCTCATATTCGGATAATATCCATGAACATCGCTCTGCAATCCATAGAAGTCTGTGCCGTACTTCCGGTACATTCTCTGTAAAAATACTTTCATTCTATCCCTTGCATCGTCTGTTCCTTTTCCTTTCTGGCAAGCCCAATTATCACGAATGAGCTGTCTGGTCATAATCGGATATAAGGCGTTGTCATTCAAGCTCCGCTGATATACCCTATCTCGAAAACATACGCTGATTATTTCCCTCGGTTTTGGTGATGTTATCGTAAATTGCGTTGTCGGCCTTGCTTTATAGGTTCCCTTTTCAAGCTCTTCACACAGTTTGTAAGTTTCCTCCATACTGTTAAGCACATAATGTGCAACCGAACCTTTCCAGGTAACCCCTTTCTTACTTTTCATCATTGAATCGTACAAGGCATCGAAACCGATTATCTCTTCTTTATCCACGTAAATTGAATTATTGTCCATAACGTATATAGCAGTACCAGTCCTTTCCAGGGCTGACTGCATCGCTACAGTGGTGTTTTGCCATTCGGCAAGGATAAGAACTCCTTGTGTTAGATTGGTCGGAGCACTGCCTCTGTGAGGCGGCCATATGTCCTGAATACCACACAATCCGGAGCGCAGCGATTAGCCCAGTTCGCGTTGTTGTTGTTGACGTTACCATCGGAGTTCACATACCACGTATTGTTCGAGTTGCCCCGATTAGCCGAGCGCAGGCGGACGTTCTGCGTTTCAGTCCTCATCCTTATAATAAACACTACTTCCGCTGTTTAGCAGCGTAGCGTTCACTATCGCTTTCATTCCAGTTCCGTATCATCCCCCGGATTTTTAACACTTTACCAACCCAGTATTTGACACGCTTTGATTTCAGGTGAAACGAGGACTTTGCGATGCCTATGAGTGTCAAAAGCCTATTGCAATTCCTAGCAGCTCTTAACTGTAGACGATTTCTCTCCTCCCAGTTACTATCGCCACGTTTCAGAACTCTGATATTGTTTGCATCCCACGAATCTATGTAGATATTCTTTGCGGTTTCTACAATATCGTCTGTTATGCAGCCTTTATATTCTGGAAGAAATATTTTCTCATTCCTTGTGATTCGGAGCGTATATGTTACAAGGTCTAACTCATACATAAATACGTCCATTTTACAAGGTCGTCTTTCTCCTTCTGGTACTGCCATCTTGATTCCTCCTTTCAAAAAATATCCCGGCATCCGTGGGCGCCGGGGATTATAACGATTATTCGATTAGCAAAGCCAACAAGCCGGAGCGCAGCGAAAAGCCCAGCCCGCGCCGTAGCTGGTGACGCCACCACCGGAGCCCACATACCACGCATTGCCCGAGTGGCCCCGATTAGCCGAGCGCAGGCGGACGACATGCGGCGAAGTGTGATTCTCAATCGCAAATGTTCTAATCTGCGGATATGTCTTATATTGCTGCATTTTGTCCGCCATTCCAGATGCACGTTTCCAGTATTCCCATACATCGTCCTCGCCGGCTTTCTGCGGAGTGATTGACATTGCCTCCAAACTTGGCAAGAATACTTTATCGTAGGTTACTTCAATACCGTCTGTATCTCCATTGTCTGTAAGAGTATTCTTCCAGGTAGATACCTTTGTCGCTTTCAATCTCTTTGTAAATTCCTCATCAAATCCGGTAAGGAATCCGTGTTTTTCTTTGAGCTGGTCTGGTGTACGGTCAAAATTGTGTTGTGGTGTCCACCACTTACCGTTTGCTGCTTCTGAATTAAGCCACTGGCGCATAGCACTCTGCGCCCAACGATTGTATCCGTGTGCAACGCTCTGCAAACCATTCAGTGGTGCTGTTGGTTTGGAAGATAACGTTCCGAGGGCGGTTCCTCCTGTCCCCTCTACCATCGCTACGGTTTCGATAGGGTCTGTTGCCGAGCTACTCTCAAATGAATATACTTTCCATTCAGCTGGGCTGACATCAGGTGCTCTGTATAATCCTGCAAGCTGTCCTTTTGCCGGTACAGGCTTTGTAAGTGTGAACTGGTATGTTTTACCCTTTACGCAGTTGTTTCCCCATGTATCACCGATAATGACATTGTAGGTTCCTGCAGGTAACTGTTCCTCGCAATACTTAAATGCCTGGAACTGATTGAACTGTACACCAAAAGGTGTCGCATAATGCCATTGTACCAACATTCCCGGTACTGTTTCTCCATCCGCAAGTGTAACATCTCCAAAATGTACCACATCAAGCGGACACTCGTATGTTTTTCCGGTTGCCTTGTCGGTCCATGGTAAAATAATCTGGTCGCCATAATTAAAGACCTGATTTGCCTTTCCTGACTGCACCACTGCAAACACATCCGCAATGGATGTCGGCTTGTAATTGTATCCACTTGCAATCGCTGTCAGCAACTCATTTTGCTTTGTCATTGCTCCAAGTAACTGCTGACCGGTTTTATCCAGCAGCATAGGTTCTGTAACTTTGCTCATTTCTTTTAATCCTCACTTTCATAGGTTACGCATAATGCGCCATTAACTACAGAAAAGCCATATCCGTCCATCTGCTCTTTTAATGCGATGTCGTTCTCAATAAGCTGTTTCGGTGCCTGGTTTACATTATCCGCATGGTTTGTGTCGGTTGTTTCCACTATCGGAATGTTATCTTTGTAGGTAGCGGAACCTGGTTTGTATGATTTCATGGTTTCCTCCTCTCTGCCGGATTAGAAAACATCGTCCAGCGTGTATGTCATTTCAATATCGTTGTCCTTTCCCTTTTTGGTAAAAGTCTTGATACAAACAATATCGCCGTTGGCATCATATAGTCCGATTTCACTGATGTACTGTCCGGCAAGCTCTGATTCTCCCAACGTGCATTCGTATCTGCATGTTGTTTCTGTGATAAAGTTGTAGCCGCTGATAGGCTTACGGAGCAGCTCTTTTTTTAGCGTGCTCTGTGTCTCTGATGGAGAAATAACATTTCCTGCGCTATCTACCCCTCCAGAACCAAATGCCATACCGACAATCTTTGGCAGTGCAATTGCTCCTGCTCTTGCCTGCACCATTTTCTTTCTGGCTTTTTTTGTGATAATTACATTTTGTGCCATTCTTAGATAGCCTCCTTTCTGTTTAATGAATTAAGCAATCGTGAACCGTTCATTTTCAATGAACCGTCAAAATATGCAAGATTCCTTTTTACTGTACAGGTAGCGTTTCCATAACTCTCGGAAATGGATGCTACCGGTATTCTGATGTTTGCAGTGGTTTTATTGTCTGCTCTGCAATAATTCATCAGCAATTTTCCATCCATCGGGACGGAACCATCAAAAAACAAAGACTGCCAGTTAAACGCTTTCGCACTGACAGTCTGCTTCTCGATATGGATTTTTTCTGATAGCGGAACTTTCGCCCTTGCTGTCATTCGCTCAACATCCAGCGTTTCCACAATTTGGAAATCGCCCTCTTTGTATTTCAATCCAAGTCGCAAATCATATTCGATAAGCGCATCCATAAGATGTGAGCCGTTTAATAATTCGGAACCATCAAAACGCCGCCCTTTCCAGAACGGTATCTTAAAAAGCAAATTTATATCGCTGACTATGAATTTTTCAGAAAACACAATTTCAAAAATGGAATAATCGTTTATGAAATATGTTGTATGTGATTCCTTTAATCTATCAAGCAGCTTTTTTACTTTCTTTGAATCCAGTGTACCCTCGCCATTGAAAAAAGCCTTAAATACATTTGGGTGAGGCGGCTTATATTTCAATGGTCCTGCATCGTGGCAGTCTGCTATATGCACCGTAAACCCGGTTACATTTTCTAGGTACCGTTCCATAATGTACGGTGCCATTGGTGAATGGTAATCTCTCTTTTCGTATATCGCCTGTCTGCGTTCCTGGTAAGAAAGATTTTCCTGCACCGGCAATCCCCATTTTATTTCATGCCAGCATAATCCCCAGGTAGCTGTTTCAGGGAAAAATTGCAATGGCAATTCCTCTGCCAGCTTTAAGGCTGTGTCATATTCCAGCCCCATGACCTGGTACATCCACTTGGCAACATAAGATTTGTCATAAAATCCGGGTGTCACATAGGACAACATTTTCAGGGCGCTCTCACTCGTCGGAAATAGTTCCAGTTCTTCATCTGTCATTGTCCGCCCTCCTAACTTCTGAAATCAACCGTTCCAGTAACCGGATATTCTTCTTTTTCCAGTTTGATGTTGCTCATCTTTCCATTTATCAGGAATGTGTCGAAGTCCTCCACCCCCTCAATGGAAGTAACCAGCGGTCGCACATCATTGTATCGAAGCATTCCCTCATTTTTTGCTACACCATATACGGTAAGCACCAACTTTTTGAAATCCTCCTCCACACGCAATTTATCCGCCGATTCGTCCAGCAATAATCCTGTAATGGTGTAATTCATCTTTACAGTAGTTGCCGCCACGCATGACAGCTTTGCGCACGCTGTAGGTAATAACCTCTGTGTGCGGTCGTTCGGAGAAACAATGTAGTTATATACATCATTTATCAGCTTTGTGTTTGCCGGCTGTCCGTTTCCATCCACCAGTACTAGTTTTACAGTTCCCGGACCATCAAAAGCAGCAACTACAATACAATCGCCTGCCCCAGCTTCTTTCGCCCATCGGATAAAGTCGCTATCATTTCCAAGATACGTTTTGCTGTTATCATATTCGGCAAATATCCTGTCGTAATAGTCCCCGTCCTCTTCCCTGGCGGTTCCACCAGATATAGGCTCCGCATTATCTATTCCTGTAATGTTCTTATCGCTCTTCGCCATAATACATACGGTATGAGCTGCCACGTTTGAGCCGGTGCCACTTTCCACTGCTGTTACGGATACCGTTACGGTACCGTCACCAGCTATCGTACATTCCTCATTCGTGGCAAATTCGATTGCAGGGTTATCATCTATAGCCGGTACACAAAAGACGGTGCCTGCGGCTATTACGCTACCTGCGGCACCAGTAATTGTTATATTCCCGGTTGCGTGCTGTTCTTCATGCCTTGTTACATGAACCTGTGCTCCATGTAAGTCAAGCCAATCGTCCCAGGCATACTGCGGAAACGCAAGCATTACTGCTCTTATCAGATGGTAATTGATGAACTCTGACTTTTCCTCTGCCGCCGGTCTTGTGAAATCATAGGGAAATCCGGCAGGCATATCGTCTATATCATCCGGTAAGCTCGCCATCATTCGCTCGTGTATTTCATCGGTTGTACTCCCATCAAAGCACTCCGGCCTATGAAATTCTGGTTGTGCCATCTTGCCACCTCCATTCTAAATATTGATTTGAAATACCTTGTCCCACTCTTTCCCCTTAACCTTGAAAGAGCAGTTCATGCTATCGCCGTTCCAATCGAACTCGAAATCTCGCACCCATTCAGTCCTCGGATTTACAAGCAGTGCATCTCTGATGGTTCGCTCTATCATTGATTCAACTGTCTTTTCATCGTCCTGTGCCAGTGCATCCTCCATCTCCACGCCTATGTCATTGGAATAGGCAAGGCAGGAATACCGTTCTGTCATGGATACTTTCATGCACCAAATCATGTAGCCCTCTTCTCCGGTGCATTCCGCAACCTGGTTTGCAGCATTTCTTACGAAATCCCCTTTTTCAGGGTTCCATTTCATCGTCCGTTTGTATTGCGTATCATATTCGGAACTTTCTTCTATGAACGCAGGAACAGCAACAGTTACAATGTTTGCCATCGTTCCACCTCCTACGAACCTGTTACAACATCTATAACGCAGGCCTCATTCAAAACCCACGCCACAAGTACCCTGTCCCCAGGTTTTATTTTTGGAGGTGCAATCGTGTGACTGTGTGAACCATCGCCACTTGAATGCCCTCCATGCTTTCCGCCGCTTGTTGTAAAAGATAATCCTCCTACGTGTCTGCATACAGAATATTGACCTTTCGGAATTGCTACAGGGAAAGTGTTTGTAATGAGGCTGCCGTTTCCCTGGATTTCTCCAAAGTCCAGGCATAACGATGTATCATTTTCTCTTCGCATCCTGTCACTTAAAACATTTGCCAGCTTATTTGTACCGGCATTCGCATCGAAATTTTCCACGTTATCGCCTCCCATTATTCAAAAGTTCCATTATCCACCCATCCGTAAACATTACTACCACTGTCAGTGTGTATCAAATGCCAAGGGTGAGCTTTTCCAGAACCATTTTTGATTGTTATTTTTGCTTTTCCAGCTCTGGCGTTATACCCTTTTGAACCAGAATAGGACGATACATAATGCGTACCGCCCTTGAAATTCACAATATCTCCGACATTGTAATCCTTTTTCTTTGTTGTCTGTGTTACCGTTTCGGTCTTTGCAAGCTCCAAGTCCATTGTCATACTGTAATTGTCACAATCATGCCGGATTCCCACCACAAAATAATAATTCTGTGCAGAACCTATCATGATATAAACCAAGTCGCCTTTTCGAATGAATGGCACATCTGGAGCCTGTACTGTGATTTCTTCATCAATCACACCATCTTCGTCAATGATTTTTTGCGCCGCTGTTTTTGCCTCATCCAGGCTTTCGTCTTTTCCTCTAGTGTATATTCTCTGACGGATTCCATATTTGGTAAGTCCATCTACAGTCGCTTCGACCGGAGAGTTTCCATCATCGTCTGCCTGCCCCAGCACCTTTACTCTGGTAACAAGACTTGCTGTGCTTATGGATTGGCTGATAGATTTTGTATTATCTACTCGGAACACATAAACATCTTTATTTGTTCCACGCTCAACAACATCAGCATAACCCTCTGCCGCTCGGATAATATACTTTCCTCCGCCTTTTTTGTGAACATCATCCAGAACATCCAGTAACATATCGGACAGATACGAACTGCTGTATTTCATCTTTTCGTGTGATACGTTTGGTCCGCTATATCCTTTTGTTGGTATCCCCCAATCGTCAAACACGCCTGTCACAATAGACTTTGTGCCGGTTCCTGCGGAATAATATTTATTGTCCTGGCTTCTTTGCAAATCGTATAGAGCATCATACGCAACACATTTCAATGTGCTTGAGCTGCTCTGTTCTTGTGGATTCCACTCTTGTACAGTTCCTCTTGCAACTTCTTTATCCTGTGTGCCTCCATCATTAGCAAAAATGCCAATAAGGCATCCGGGTTTGATTATCTCTGACAATCTCCCTGCGGATGTCTTATCGTTCTTTGCTGTAAATGAGACTCGGACGGAAATCTCGTTTTTGTTTTCCTCCCATCCGAGCCCAGTAACAAATTCTTTGATATTGTATTGTTTTCCACCGCTACTCATAACAGTAAGTCGGTATGCGATTTTTGATAAGTCTATCATCTCCGCACCTCCTATGCTGCCGGTATCGTGATGGTCGTTCCCGGATAAATCCAGTGTCCGTGGTCAGAACCACTCTTCCGGTGTTTCTTTGCCGCCGCCTCAATCGTTGAAGCGTTCGCATCGTAAATCTTCGTCCACTTCGCACCACTTCCGAGTTTCCGTGAAGCAATCCCCCACAGCGTATCGCCACTGACTATCGTATAACTACTGCCTGCCGGTTGGCTTGGAGTATTTCTTGGGACGGTCTTTTTTACAAAGGCGGCAATCTTCAATTCATTAGTTGTATAAATTTTCAGGTCTTTTGCCTGCGAGAACTTAATGCTGTAGCTTACATCTCCATAAGCTCCAAAAGGGTCAGGTGCAAATGAATCAATCGTAACATCCAGGTTAATCCATGTATCTGTCACAAGCAGATTTAACACCGTTCCTTTTTCCTGCCATTCCCTCAACTGTTGTATGCATTTATCGGGTGTCTGGTAGCTATCACTCTTTACAACCGCAAGATTTTTTCTGGACGGTCCAAAGAAAACAGCATCCCATGAGATTTCGGCCACCTCTGTTCCTTTTGGCACTTTTACGGCTCCCTGGGAGATAATATCGTAACTCTGATATTTTGTTCCCAGGTTGCCGCTTATCTTCTCCGGCAATGAGGAGAATGTAAACGACTTCTTTTTATTCGCCGCTTCAAACAGTTTTATTTCCATCGCCTACCCCTCCTTTACTACCGGCATGTTTGAAAATACCTGTTCCAGTCTGTCAGCAATTTCTCCTCCAAGCTCATCAGCCATTGACTTCATGTTCTTTCGGATAATTGCCATAATGCTTGCCTCATCCATTTTTCCGTTACCTGAATCAGAAATATTGAATTGCGGTGACATCTGGATATTGAGATTTATATTTGTCTTTCCGGTTTCCACTGTGCTCGAACTGCTTAAAGGTTCATCTGCGGTATCTGAATCGCTTTCTGTACCCTCTGTGAATCCGTTATAGCCTGCGGCTCCGTTTCTAATCGCTTCGGCTAACAAATTATCATTGAGAGATAAAAAGTCCGAAATGGAGCTGTATGCAAACATTTCTGTTGCTGTACTTCCAATCGAACTTTGTCCTATGCTGTACGGAGTTATATTTTTGATAACACTTTCCATAGGCGTTTCAACCTCATATGATTTATGAGGCGCACCAATAATATCAAGTGCATCATTCACATAACCACCGTTTGCATGAGCCGATACCGTTCTTGCTCCACCACTAAAAGGTGTTGCCTCTCCGATAATGTTGCCGTTTGCGTTTGCCTGTACTCCGAGAATGTCCCCAACCTCTTTGTACAATTCCAGTGCTCGGTTTCTTCTACCGGGAACTAAAGGTATGATTGCCTCTGGTCCCTCTTCTCCAACCCATGACAACTGCTTGTCATTCACATAACCACCGTTTGCATGAGCCGATACCGTAAGTGTTGTACTTCCACTTCCTCCACCGCCTATCGTGAACGTCTTTGTCGGATTCACAAGTGAATAGTCTAGGGTTACGCTTACCGGCATTGTTGTAGAAACTCCTGCGCCAAATGCACTGTTTACGGAACTATCCGTATTTGATTTCAGCGCATCTACCGCACTGTTAATCTGTGCCATATCAGCATTGGTAATAGCACTGCTGATTCCACTTCCAACAGCCGCGCCTACACCGGAATAATCCGCAGCCTGGAAAGCTGTTGCCGCATCGGTTCCAGATTTTGTTCCAAGCTCTGCAAATGCCGTCGAGAATGCAGACGTATCAGTATTCAGAATCGAATCGCTCATCTTCGTACTCAATGTTGTGCCGATACCTGAAAAATCCGCACTCTCAAAAGAGCTGTTCATTGCCTCTTTATACTGCTCTACTATGGATTCGTATGCCTCATTGGAAATCGGGCCGTACTCTGCCATGACTTCCTCCATCGTTGGGATGGATTCTTTCAGACTTTGCACAATTTCCTCTTTGGCTGTCGGTGCCATATTTTCTGCTGTTGCCACCAACTCCTGATAGATATTTTCAAAAGCTGATGTGTCTATGCTCATATCATCAAGTCCAAGCCATCCCATCATATCCTCCTGGGTCCAGCTTGATATATCCGGTTTTTCTGATAATGCAGTCTGTAAAGCAGCGTTCAATTTTTCAGAAACGCTACCCTCCATATCCGGCATAATACCGGCAAGCTCATCATTCCAAGTCTCTGCTATCGTATCCAGATTGAAACTTGATACTCTCACCTCCATATCGTTGATGTTTGCGTAATATCCATCGGTAGCCTCCTGTACAGCCGCATCGTACTGCTCCTGCGTGATAGCTCCCTCAGATAACTGTAAGTTAAGGTTTGTGAGGGTTACTGTAAGCGCATTATCGTAAGTTTCTTTGAAAGAACTTACCTGTGCCTGTAACTCCTCCTGCAACTGATTGAATGAATCAATATCAAGGCTTGCACCATTTCCGTACTTGATTTTCAAGGTCTGGAACGATGCGTCCTCCTGCGCTTTTGATACTTTCTCTGTAATTGCTGTAATCTGTTCTTGCAGATTTGTGATTTCTTTCGATTCATCCAGCGTGATAACTCCATCTTCCAGGGCAATGTTCACTGTATCACTCAATTTTCCCGATAGTTCTTCTATCTGGGATTTCATGTTGTTATACATACTGTCAAGCCCCTCTGTGCTGCCCTCGCCGTTTGTAAGCAATTCTAGGGCAACTGTAGCCTCGTAATGGCTGTTTTCGATGTAGTCCTGCGCCGACTTCACAAAATTATCAATGGATGTTTTGTAATCATCCATATCCGTTTCGGATAACTGCATACCCAGACCAACTTTCCAGTTTTCCTTTTTCATCGTGGAAACAGAACTCTCCAACGATGATAAGGATTCTTTTGCGCTCTCCGTTGCCTCATTGAACTTTGTGATTCCATCGCCCATATCAGCAAACGTGATTTTATTCGCAAGGTCTTTGATTTCACTAAGCGATAACTTTATATTACCGAAAGCCTCTTTTCCGACCTTTGCAACATCCTCCTGGATGTATGACGCAAGCTGTTCTGCAGTTACGGAACTGTCATTCATTGCATCGTTCAAATCATCATTCGCAAATCTTACTTTGTCGATTGATAATCCAGTGGCATCGAATACCTTTTGAGCTTTTTCAGCTTCTTTCTGCATCTCCTCCACATTGTCCTGATACTCTTTCTTGACCTTGTTTCCCTTTATCCAGCCTGCAATGCCTCCAACTCCTGCTCCTACCAAGGCACCTACCGCAGTACCAAGACCAGGAATAATGCTACCGATTGCCGCACCTGCGGCTGCTCCGGCGGCAACTCCCCCTGCTTTCCATGCGGCGGATTCTCCATAAGCTGACTTTTCGGCTTTATCATCGGATTTCAATGCTTTGTACGCATCAATTCCTGCACTTACAAGTGTTGCTCCTGCGGCTACCCCTCCGGCTGTACCGGCTGTTCCTGCCGCAATCAATCCTGCACCGGTAGTGGCTCCAGAACCAAGAGTGTTTCCAATCATACCCATCGTTACGCCAAGTCCTTTCAGACCGGTTCCCTTTGCGGCTGAACCCATGATTGAACTTCCAATACTTCCTGCCAGTGATGTTCCGGTGGTTGCATCTTTACCGAAAATTGCTTTTCCTACGCTGAAAGCACCTTTGCCAAGGCTCGCAACCGGACCTGCGATTTTGGCAAGCATAATTGCAGAAAAAATGGAGGATAAATATGCCGATTTTCCCCCTGGAAGTAACTTTCCTGCGCTCTTTACCATATTTCCGAAGCCCTCAAACAGTTTGCTTGCTATCGCATCTGTATCGAACCCCTCTGCAAATCCTTTCGCAAACGAAGCCCCAACGCTCGCGCCCTCATTCAAAGTGTCCGAAACATCCACTCCAAGAAGTGTTAGTATTCCGAGCTTTAATCCGGTTCCGATGCTGGTTCCCATATCGCCTGCAATATCTGCGATTTTTTGTTTTCCGGTGCTGTGCCACCATTCGCTGAACGGTTCTGCGATGAAATCATCCCAGGCAAGTTTCACTTTTCCGAAGAAATCCGCATTTTTCCACTCATCCGACTGTGATAATTCTTTGAATTTCCTCTTCATTCGGTCCACTTTGCTGTCTACCCAGTCCATCATCTCATTAAGTCCCTGCTCAACTTCCGGCATCTGCTCCGTCAGCCAATCCGCAATGCCTCTCACATAAGGAGATAATCTTTCTCCGAATGAGATTTTTACTCCATCCATAGCTGATTGCAGCAATGTGATTGAACCCTCTAAGTTATCCAGCATAGTGTCAGACATTTTAGATGCGGCTCCATCTGCATTGTTGATAGATTCAGCCAGTTTGTTGTAATCGGATTCTGTCGCATTGATAATTGCCAGCATACCAGACATAGCCTCTTTACCGAAAATGGTACTTGCGGCTGCTGTCTTTTCGGTTTCAGATAATCCTCCCAGGCTTGAACGTAAATTATCCAGAACACCTTTCAGTGTTTTCATATTTCCGTTGCTATCCGTAAGGCTGATTCCGTATTTCTTCATGGCGGTTGCCATCTTATCTGTTGGTGCCGCCATATTCGCCAACGCTGTTTTTAAGGATGTACCAGCCATCGAACCTTTTACGCTTGCATTTGCCATCAGTCCCAGGGCGAGAGATGTGTCCTCGACGCTGTACTTCATCGCTCCTGCGATTGGTGCAACATATTTGAAAGATTCTCCCATCATGGAAACATTGGTATTTGCACTCGCCGCCGACTGTGCCAATACATCTGAAAAATGCGCCGCATCGCTGGCTTTCAAGCCAAACGCTGTAAGCGCATCTGTTACAATATCACTGGTTGTTCCTAAATCCTCCCCGGATGCGGCTGCCAGATTCAGGATTCCCTCGATACCATCAAGCATCTGTTGTGAATCCCATCCGGCCATAGCCATGTAATTAAACGCCTCTGCACTCTGCGTGGCGGTAAATTTTGTGGTCGCTCCCATCTCCTTTGCCTTGGCTGTTAATTTATCAAATTCACTGCCGGTTGCCCCGCTTACTGCTTTGACCTGTGACATAGCGGCCTCGAAGTCCTTATATGTATCAATCGTATCTTTCAATCCGATACTGACACCGAGAACCGCCCCCACTTGCAAGATTGGATTTTTTAGGAGGTTTATTACACCTCGTATCGGTGCAGTGGCAAGGTCTACTGCTTTCATCGTTACGCTCCAGGTCTTTCTTCCAAAACTGGTAAGACCGCCCTTGATTGTTGACAATATTGGCGAAATCTTATCTTTCGCCTCCAACAGCACCGAATACTTTTCTTTCGCCCATGACAACAAACTTTTCTGTGTTTTCTGTGCCGACCGGTCAAACTTTGTAACCTCATCATTTGCCTTTTTCGCAGATGTACTCATTTGGTCGGTAGAACTTTTCACTTTGTCGGCTGCATCCTTGACTTTGTTCATGTTCTTTTCAACACTCGATGTACCAGGACCAGTGTTATCATCAACTTCAATAGGTATCTCAATTCGTATTGTTTCCGCCATCCTCCTCCCCTCCTTTCGTGCTTTCTAAATAAATCCGCATGGACGCAAGCATAAACGCCTGTACTCCATGCGGTTTTTTATAAAATTCATCCGGTGTAATTCCTGTCCGTTGGAATATGTGATGCAACAGACAAGTCTTTCCTCCGGCTTTTATGAGTTTTTTGCTACTTCCTCGATATTCTCCTCGAATCCGCTAAGAGAATCGATGCACTCAATAATCTTGTCTTTCTCTCCGGCTTTCAGGCAGTATTCGATAACATCCAGACCGTTCATAATCTGGAGGTCTTTTGCTCTAAGGCTTTCCCATACCTTTTTGTTATCCCAGAGCTTTTCACGGTCTGCTTCAACCGTTGCTGTATAAATCAGTGCATCTCTGAATTTGACAGTGTTTGTTTCCTCCGGTAATTTCATACCGAACTGTTTGTTTCTCACATACTTGGTGTGTTTCTTCTTGCACTTGTTGTATTCCTCTTCGGATAACGGTCTGATTTCAAATGCGAAAAGCACCTTTCCATTTCTGGCAATTTCGATGCGCTGTGTATCATCTTTCGCATAATCAGCCGCACTGATAAGTCCCTGGATGAAATCATCCTCATTCATTCTGATGAGGGTTTTGTTCTCCTCTTCGGTTGTTTCCACCTCTGTAACTGCCATGTTCTCCTGCTCCTCATTTACAATCTGTACACTTGCTTTTTTTGTTGTATCTGCCATATCGTTTTTTCCTCCATCTTTCAAAAAATATTGTTAAAATTAAATGGAGGATGCCATCTCGGCACCCTCCGGTGAATCGCATTGTATCTCTTAACCCAGTGCCAGTAAGTTCTGTAATTTCGGTGGTCTGTTGACCGCAAAGTTCCATGCTCTCTTGATAACATCCCCAACGGTAATGTTCTGTAAATCAACCTGTCCGCTCGGAATGCACTCACGATACACCATTCTTTCCTCGGTGCCGTTTCTTCCTTTGAGCACGCCCTGGAAATCCCATACAGGCATTGTCTGTGATTCCATAGCCTCGACAAGCTCCTGGATGAAAGCATCATCCTCAACCACAACCTGGGACATTGTAAGGGCAACCTTAAATGTGTTTGCGGTTTCAAGCTCCTGCGCATTTCCTAAAACGGAATATGCGGCATTGTTATAAGTTACATTGGCTGTGAAGCTGTCTACGGTAGCCAGCAACACGCCATCAGCGTTATAAATCGCTCCATCTTTACCGGTTCTCGCAAAACGAGAATCTCCGGCTGCTCTTGTGTTAATCATCTTCCGTTACCTCCTTATGCATTTGTGCTGAACTGGAATCTGTATGACAGGTAGATGTGTTCCATAGAATCCTTGTCAACAACGTCAATATCAAACCAAGCACTGTCCCCATCAGCCACATTTACTGTGCTTTCGGAAACGGTAATTGCTGTCAGTTTTCCCTCGGCAATCATATTGTCACCGATTGCCTGTAACTGGCTTACTACAGTGCTTCGACCGTCCTTGTCATTATCTACTTTTCCGACAAGTGCATCTGCCGCCGCATTCATTCTGCGGATAAGCTCGAATCTGGTCTTTACTCTTCTGATTTTCTTCCAACCATCATCCTGATTGTCAGCCGGTGTAATAAGAGTGTTGATAGCATTATCAATCCACACCTGTTTTGCGCTGCTGTAGCTAAGTACGATGCAGCCTTTCTTTTCTGCGGCAATCATCTGTGTATTTGTGAGGCGTTCCAGGATTTCACTGAATCCACTCACAACAGTATGTGTAAGGGAAGAATTTGAAGCGCAAGCTCCAATCATTCCTGCCAAACGTGCCGCCGTCTGGTATCCGTCAATCTCCTTGCCCTGCTCATTCACATAAGCATTGAGAACATAGTTCATTTTTTCATCATTGAATGATGCCGCATGGCTCATTCTGGTTTCCAGGTCAACAGTATGCTTTTCTGCTACAACTCCCTGTGTCAGGGAACCTACACCGAAAATACGTTTCATGAATGACTGCATCAGGATATGTACTTCTGTTTCCTCCGTATCAACACAGATTGTATTGAACTCGTAAGGCTCGACAGCTACAAATCCGTTTGAGTAATCCTCATTCGTAACCTGCGGGTCAGTTCCCGGAGTAAAGGCGTTCTGTGATACATTCATCACGATTGCCTGGTCTTTTCCAGACTGTACCTCTGCTTTGAATTTCTTCGTTGCTGCAAATGCATCTGCAAGTGCTTTTGCTTCTCCTGCGCCTGCGGTAAATTCGACTTTCTCAAATTCTGTCACACCGGCATAGATAATGCACTCTTTCATGGTGCTGTCTGTCAGCTTTTCCCTTACCGTTACAGTAAAGGCTTTCTTTCCCGGATATGCTGCTGTGATTTTTACTGCTGCCTGTCCCTCTGCTGTGTTCAGAGTGGCAGTTGCCTGTGTTCCTCCATTACCAACTCGGCAAGCAATAATTGTCTGCGCTCCGCCGTTGATTGCCTCCTGGATAGCATCTGTTGTGCCTCCATTACCGAAAGTGTTTGCAAATTCATCATCAGGATTTAATTCAACCGCAGTATTTAACGGTCCAAAATCGGAACGAAAAAGGACAGCCGTAACACCGCTTACAGTGCCACTCTGCTGTCCTGTCCCTTTCTTCTGAATATTGAAATATGCTCCCGGTCTGACTTTTGTTTCTCCTAAGACATAAGTTCCAGCCATATCTTATTTGACCTCCTTTTTCATAAATGCGTCCACAAGCTCTTTGGCTTTAGACACTGTACACGTTGTTACTCCTGCGACTTTTAATGCCGCAACAACACATTCTCTTTGGACTTTGAAAATGTTTCCTGCCCCGTCTGCAAGTTCCTCGATTGTGTACTCGGATTCTGCCGGAGCTTTTGGCTCTTCTGCCTGTACCGGTGCGGTATCTTCGACAGCATCGGTTTTCTGTTCCTCCACTGCATCTGCTGTGGATTCTACTTTTGTTCTTGGCATCTTCATACCTCCTAAAAATAATTTTGCGTGGTTCTATTAAGCTGATGTGGTTTTGCTTTATATCGCAATAATCCATACCGGCCTGTTACAAAAATCTGACCGTCTTTCAGGTAATCAGATTTATTGTCCATCTGTAACTTGCGGATAAACATTGGTGAGCAATCCAGCATTGTGACTTCTCCGTCCAGTGACATCGCATTTGTGATAGCTGCTGCCATTTTCAGCCTCATATCAGTGTCCGGGCATAAAATATGGATGGCAAGTTTACCATCCATCCAAACAACCGTATTCGTTTCCTCTACTTTTTCCATGCTATTGAGCCTGCAATATATTACAGGCGTTTCTCTCGAAGCCTCTGTCATTTCCTCCATACGGTCAAGCCCTACCACGATGCACTCTGGATACAGTTCTTTTACGAACTTATTCATTGCCATTACCGGGTCCGGGTCGGTTGTTTCCTGGCTTGTATATTCCAGGATGTCAAACCTCACATCGCTGCCGATGATAAGGTCTGTTTTGCTTTCTGCCAGTTCAAATGCGTCCGTCCGGTTCCATGCGAATGCATACAGCTTTCCATCATCGGAATGAAGCAACACATCTTTCAGGCAATACCGAACCAATGGTTCGAGCATTTCTGGTGTTATATCTTCCTCTGTCGCATCCTCTGTATTCTGGCATAACAACGATACGGACAATGTTCCTGCGCTCTTTCGCTCCTCATCCGCCTGCATATCATAGTTATATACAAGCCTCGGATAATGAACATCTGTACCCCAGTCCTGGTTATCCTTTGGAGCCTCCGGGCTGAATACCGCCGGGTAATCCCCAAACTTGGCAAGGAATTTTGTTAATCCCTCACGCTCTGTAAATCTTTTTTGAATCAGTTCTTCCAGTTTCATTCCTGCCCTCCATTCTCGACAGGCTCCTCCTCATGCGTTATGCCGTACTCGTATACTTCGGACATATCCACAGACCATCGGATTTCCCATTGTCCTGCGGCTGCCTCTGATGCCAGGATAAAAAAATGATTCGTCACATTTCCAATGCCCGGATGAAACTGCACCGCAATTTCGTTTCCGTTCACTCCTGTAACGAATCCACTCTTTCCTGCATCCCATGAGGAATGCTTTGCATATATGAGATTGCCTTTCGCTATGGCGGATGTGTCGAACTGCTTCACTGGCTTTTCTGTAATCAGTTCCATCTCTTCGCCTCCTATCAGCTATTTTCGCTGAAAATACTTTCTATTTCCGGCAGTGCCTTTTCTTTGATTTTTTCCACATACGGTCTTGCCGCCATTTTGCTTGTACCGTTTTCCAAATATCCTGCATACGGGACCTGGCTTTCGATGTATGCCGTATATTTTGCTCCACCACTTCCAGATGAACCACCCTCAACGCCTTTGGCCCACTGCAATCGCAATGCGCCTGTTCTTCTTGCCGGTGGTTCTCCGGGTGATGATGCCTGGTAGGTACGTTTGGAATGCGGCTTGCGGTATCTCTTTCCGCCTCTCTGGCCTTTCAGCACTTCCAGCTCTGCATTTCTCAATGCGTTATTTACCCTGGCTGCCTTTGACCGGACTTTCTGATTGATGTGCTTTACCTCTTTTTCGACTGCTTCTCTTACTCCATCAGGAGCCTGTTCTGGTGTCATTTTTTATATCATCCCTTTCCTCGACATAATACAGGGTGGAAATTTCAAGACCTCCTGTATCATCTACTGCAACAACATAAAAAACACGATTTCCCAGCACTAATTTATCAGTTTTCTTCGCTAAAGGTGTTCCTCTCTGCACAATCGTATGTGTAACGGTATGGTCCTCGGTAGACTTATTTTTCGCAGTTTCTGTGGTTGCATCTGCAAGGCATCCATACAGAGTTTTTACGCCGTCCCCTTTATGGTCATTCACTACTCGCCCGGTGGATGTCACTTTCTGCCGGTTATTTTCAATCACAAATTCTTTGAAAAGGTTGCCAGGTCTTAAATACATCATGTTTGCATTTATCATCCCTGCCTCGTCCTTTCATTCTCCTGCATACCGGTAAAGAAATACGGTGGTTTCTTGCCTGCGTTTCCTGCAAATGCCGGAACGGAAATATTTTCGGCTTTGACTTCTTTTTTCAATGCCTCGTATGCCTCTTTCCAGGTTTCCGCCCTTTCGTGTAGGCTCAAAGATAATGGTCCTGTCTTTGTATCCACCTCATACGAAAAACGCCGGTAGATACTCTCTACCAGCATCAGCTTTGCTTTCTTCCATGACTTCGGGTGCATTTCAATGGCAGCATTGATTTCCTCATCCGTTACCGCACAAGTATTTTCGGCTCCCTGTACCATCGTATCTCCAAGCTCAAAACGCATACGGCTCATCGTGTTTCCTTTAAGGTCTGCCGGGTCGTAACTGTAACTTCCTGTTGCCATATTCAAGCACCACCTTTACTTTTCTGCCGTATCTTTGGCTTTGTCCTCTGCATTGCCCTTTGTGGACTTCTTACCGCCTGTGGCTGCCTTTTTCTTGCCGCCTGTGCTCAATTCAACGGCTCTGGATTTCGCCGCCGCTTTTACCGCTTCTCTGCTCTCTGTGGCATGAATCGTAATAAGGATGTTTTCGTCCTCGATTCCTGCAATTTCTTTGACAGCATCCTCTTCCGGCATCTGCATAACCTCAAATACTTTCACAACTCCTGAAAGCACAAGTGATACCTCCATTTCTCTGCCATCTTCTGCCTTTACCGGGATTGTTACCTGCTCGATAACCACTTTTTCCTCCGGTTTCTTATCAGCCGGTGGTTCTACTTCCTCTGCAAGCTCTCCAATAAAGCCGGATGTTTTTAATGCTCTTACTCTTTCAGGGCGGATTGCCCCATCAGGGATTGCATCCCCAGGGGCATAATCAACACCACTGATACGAAGAGCTTTTGTACAAACATAGCTCATCGCTGTACCTCCTTACTGTTTACACACACGCAGACAGGTAGCAAGCCAGGTCATCGGAGGTTTTCTTCATATCCGTAGACATTAAGCCCTCGATGAACTCTGAATGAGTACCACCCTCGCCCTCGAACTGGTCTGTTGCCATGTAGTTTCCGTTGCCGAGCATATCCCATGTAAAGATATATCCTGCGGACGGCTCATCAATAGCCGGTGCATTTGTTGTGTAGGTAAGTAATGCTCCATCAGATTCGCATACGAACTTCATATCGTCCGGCTGTCCCTCTTCTGCGGCATTGTATGTTGCCTCCAGGACCTTTACTTCCTCAAATCCAAGTACCTGTGCAAGTACCTGTTCATTTACGATTGCCGGATTTGCCGTACCGCCTGTGTACTTCACACGCTCCAGGATGTCCGGGTGATTCTTTAATGCTGTGAATGAATCATAGCCGAGGCTTAACTTATTCGGCATACGTCTGCCTGCCAGCTTGATTTCTCTCTTTCTTGCATCGAAGAAATTAACCGGGTCGAAATTCGCATCATTGAATTTCAGGAACTGGCTGCCGCTCGGTGTACCAGATGAAATACCAGTGAACTCATTCGCCCAAACTCCTGTCTTGAAAAAGCTCTCTGCGAATAAAATATCAAGGTGAAGCAACTGCTGTTCTGATACAAAACGTACCTTGCTACGTCTTGGGTCGATGGATGCCGGTACTCCTGCACGCTGATAGTTTATGGCTCCAATCTGGTCTACGCCTACGATAATCTGGTCTACAACGCATTTGTAGCTGTTATCAGTGTGTCCCATCTTTGCCGGTGCCACTTTACCGAAAGCCGGCTTTCTCGCAACATTATCTCTTGCAAGGTCGCCTTTCAGAAATTCATAATAAAATCCGGTAGAAAAATCCACCGGACAAATCGGAAAAATACTGGTTGCAACATGGTCTTTCGGGTCAGCAAAATAAGCCATGCTCATGTTTGTTAAATAGCGGTTAGGTTTCCATCCCTTATTGATTCTCGCAAGAATCGCCGCATTTCCGTTTACTTCTCTTGTGTTACCCATCGTTTATAGTCCTCCTCTTTCTTACTCTTTCGGTTTGTAGCCAGCCTTAATAAGCTGAACCTTTACCACGCTACCTGCTTCTGTTGCTGCACTAAGGGCAACTGCTGTAATAAAATTACCTGCCGCCGCTTTTACTGCCTTTCCCTCTGCATTGGTTGTAAGCTCATCTCCAACCGCAACTGCCTCTCCGGCAATCCACTTTCCGATGTCCTTTACCTGGATGTCTACATCATCACCGGCCTTTACTTTCTCATCATTCGTAAACAGTGATAAGCCGATAACATTTGCACCGGCTGTCGGCTTTTCAGCCTTACCATTCTTGATTGCCAGGGCAATTCCCTGTGCGCCCTCAATGTCTTTTCCAGCCTCTAACACGATAGTCGGGCTTTCATTGATGCTTGTGCCAAAATAATCTGCCATGTCTTACTCCTCCTTTTCACATTCTGCTGCAAGTTCCGGGTCATTCTGGAATACTTCATCAAGTGCCTGCGCCTTTGTCACATTCTTTGATTTCATAATCTCTGCCGCCTGGGTTTCTGCCTTTAACCATGCTGCGCCATCTGTTGTGCCAGCTCCACCGGATTTACCAATTTCAGTAAAAGCACCGGATTTCTCAACGGCCGCAACTGCACCATCGAGTACAGCAATCATATCTGTGTATGCTGTGCCTCCTGCAGCTTTCAGGTTTTTGAGCACCGGCACAAGCTCCTCTTTCTTCTTTCCGATGATTTCATACTTTTTGGCAACGCCTTCAAGCTCACGCTCCTCTGTTGCCTCTCTGAACTTCTTTAAGTTCTCAAGCTCTGCTCTTACTGCCGGATGCATACCCTTGTAGATATCCTCTCCGCCATCTGTTCCCTGTGCAGGTGTATTGGCCTTGCCAACTCCTGTTGCCGGTGTAGGGTCTGTATTCTGCGCCGGTGGTGTTACTCCCTCTGCTCCCGCGCCCTCCTCTTCACCGTAACGTTTTTCAATGGACTGTAAAAAAGCCAGTTCCGCAGGTGTAAGTTTACTCTTGTCAATCTTCATTTCTTCTGCTCCTTTCGCATCGTTCTGTTTTTTGTTCTGGTCCTTTTTCTTAGGGTCTTCGGCTCCAGGTTCCTCCTGTGCCTTTTCTGCCTTTTCGATGGTATCATCCAATCTGTTGCGGATGGATTTCATCATCGCCAAGTCTGATGCAGTAACCTCCTCTTTCTTCACAATGTTTGTTGCCTTTCCGCTGGACCACTGTGAGATTGCTTCTTTCGTAAACTCACTAAACTCGTCAAGGCTTTCCTGCATTGCGGTTGCTGCGCTGGTTCCATCCATGTCCTCATCATTCAGGATAGAACACAGAGAAGATTGAAGGGCGTAACAGATATCCCAGATTTCATCTGCGATTTTTCGGTTTTTTACTTCGGCAATTCTTTCTCCGAAGCTCTCCGAACTCTTCTGAATATCATCTATCACGCTTTCCAGCTCCGATGTATCCGTCTCGCTCCCTGCGGCCTTTGTGATTGCCGTAATCAAACGTTTCCAGATATTCGGTTTCTTCTCTGCACCCTCATCATGTGGCGGCTCCACACCGTCCTTGCTCTTAAACAATCGGATGTGTGCCTCTGGATTGGCTCCATCGTCCACAAAATCAACTTTTGTGATTTTGAGGTTTTTCAATTTTGTTGCCATCGCTCTGCTCCTTTCTTAAAAATTCTTTATAATGCAAGAAAAGCACCCTCCCGGATGCCTCCCTGTATTACCGCTATTATTTTTCATCAAAATATTTTCTCGTGACTGTGCTTAGGGATATTAACAGTACCCCAACAGCCACACCGAAAAGGAAAATCCCTATTCCTGCAAGTATTGTCATTCTTCCTCAACCTCCACTCGCTCTGCTTCTCCCTCAATGGAGAACATCGGGTATTCGCCGCTTTTGACCTTTTCCCAGACATCCTCATCAAGCACCTTGAAGCCAATCCACCATCCGACAGGTAACGTGCCCTCCGGGATTCCCATTGCTTTCATTTTCTCCTCGGTAAATACCACCGATTCGATAAGGACTGCGGCTCCGCCTCTTTCGTGCATCTCTCCGCCCTCCCGGTACAGTTCTGCGAACTTGTAGGCAGCACTTTCAAGTTCCTCCGGTTCGATGATGTCCTCCTGGTAATCTTCTATCAATTCCCCATCTGCGGTGATGGATACATTCGCCCATCCAAACGCCAGCATCTTATCATCATCAGATTTTGCAATCTTGAACCGCCCTTTCTGCACTGCCGGTTTCTTCTTTCCGACTCCATCTTCCGTTGATTTCTTTATCAGCTCCGAAAACTTCTGCATAATTCCTCGCCTCCTCTACTTTTTATTTTTATCAGGTGTGACCTCTATGTACTCAATAGCGCACGCACATCTCGGATGCGCTGGTGGTGTGAGGTCGGTTGTAACTTTGGTTCCTATTCCCTTGAAAGAAAATTCCTCATCCATGCCAATTTCCACACCCTCCAAAGAACTGCACAAAGAGCACACCATATCATCGCCTGATGTGCTCCACCTCTTTATGACCTCGCCTATAAGTTTCTGTTCCTGCGCTTGTCTCACGCTCTCATCAGCTCCCTTGTTATAAGCGTATGCCATTTCCGTTTGTGCAATATTGTCTGCCCTCTGCCGATGCTGACGTTCTGCATACTTCATTGCGGCTGTCCTGGCTTTCTTCTGGATGCTTTCTGCTTTCATCCTCGGATGCTGTTCTCTCAAAGTCTTGACCATATTCTCATAATATTTGAGATTTGCCTGCGCCTGCGGTTTTGTCAATCCAATACAGGGGCGAATCATCTTTGCCAGTTCATCAACCGAATGTCTTTCCCGGACTGTCCTTTCCAGGAATACTTTGATTGCCTCTTTCTGCGTATCGGTGCATTGCGTCACAAGCTCTGCTCCTCTTTCCTGTATCCATCCAATAACCTGCTTCGTCGAGAAAATGTAATCCGTATCTTCAAGAGCCTGGATTATCGGCTGACTGGTGGAACCGGCTACGATTGCATTTTGCCACATACCGTTGAGCTTTCCCTGTACCAGTAATGAGTAGTCCTGCATCCATTCATCTGCTGTCTTTTCGTCCAGTTCTCCATCAAGCACCGCCTGTCTTAATTCCTGGTATGTGATGGCATTGGATTGGTCTTTCCAGAATCCGCATAACAATTCAACCGGCTCTGTACTGGCTGATTTTAGGTAATCCTCCAACTTTTTCAGGATTTCCGCACCGTTACCGGCTCTGGCTTTTCTGAATCTCTTTCCAGGTCTTATCAGTATCGCCATGATTAGTACCTCCCTAGCCTCCGTTTAGCCGCTTCGGTTACATCGCCCGGTATTTCTCCATCGCCATCCTTTGGCGGTTTCCCTGCCGCTGTTACGCTTTCTGGCGGTTGGTTCTGCGTCTGCTGTTCCTCTCTTACCTCATCAGGTGTTCTTGTGTCTGTGGTTCTCTCCGGCAAATGTCCCACCTGTCTGATGTAATCCTCTAAGCCATCATCAGGAACCAGTACACCGATACCAGTCATATCCTTGATGAATGTTGATACCTTAGCAATGTCCGCATCCTCAATATCTCCATGTGTCATTTTGGGATAATCCGTGATGCCCTTGAAATGGTCTCCGTTAATATCAATCAATGCCGGGATTCCCTGGCTGTTGAATGTCTCGCAAATAATATCAAGGAATGCTCCACACGCCATTGAAAACAGCTCTGTTTTGTCGGAACTCAACGCCCAACTGCCGTTTTGCTCATGTCCCAAAAATATAAAATCCGCCAGTACCGTCATTGCAATACGGTTATCATAGCGGTTGATGATTGCATTTGTATCAAATTGTCGGCTGCCTCCGGTGCTCAACAGTTCCAGCTTATACCCATCTGGAAGAACAACGCCCTCCATTTCATCCCTGCGGATATTGCGTACCTGCGTCTGTAACCCATTCAGGATTGTTTGCGCCTGTTCATCGTCAGGATTCCATATATCCAAGTCTGCCGGTGCATACATTACCGGAAGCCCTGCAAGGTCACGTTCAATGCCTATGCCCTCAACCTCCTGTATTCTTCTCTTAAAATACCAGGAACGGTACGCATTACGCAAAATAGACCTGCCCTCCGGGTTGTCCTTTCGGCTCTTGGTTCGGAAAAGCAATGCCTTGTCAATCGGTATCGTATACAGGTTATATGACGGTGGCGGCATCTGCGTCATGCCTAACAGGTTATCCTCATCGTCATACTCCCACTGGTAAAGGGTTTCCTGCGCTCGTATCGGAAGTTTCTTCCATCCAATAAGCCCATCAGCGTATTTGCTTCGTGTTCTGCTGTCCTTTGTCCTCCCCATTCTTCGTTTGTACACAATTTCGTGATAGCTCCATCCGAATGTGAGGAATGACAGGATTTCTGATATGGTATCAATCCAAGTGCTCTGCATATCATTCATGCAGCTTTCTACAAACTCTGCTGCATCAATATCCGCCTGGCTATCTCCTCCTGGCTCCACATTCCAATCGGTTTGTCGAACCAACATTTCGATAGCAAAAAGGATAGCGCCTACAACATCGTCGTTTTCAGACATTTCTCTGTAAGCCTCTATCCCTCGTTTGCCCCTAAGCTCATGCAGGAACTCTTCGTAAATAACTCCACCATATCGTCTTTGTCCTATTCGTCCAATTTCTTTGTTATCGGCCATCTTTACCACCTCACTTTCGCCAGTAACTTTCTTTGTTAAGTCCTCCATCTTCTGGAGGTGCGGAATATGTATTTCCGCTTTCAATCTCTATAAATGCCGAACTGCTTGCATCCACCATATCTTTGAATTTACTTTCTGGAAAACTCTCAAGCTGGTTGAAATACATCTCATTCCAGGGAGCTATCAGCACATCAACATTGCCTTTGTCCATTCCCTCAAGCCCTAACCACTGTGCTGAAAATGGTTCTGCTCTCGTAACCTTGTCCCCGGATTCAGGAATGCACTTGACTGTAAAACCGGCTAAGAGTTTTAAGAAGCTCTGCGCCTGGTCTTTTCCTGCCTGCCCTGGGTCTTGCGGAAGTCTTGTTGCGACTCTCTTATGCTTCGCCTTGTCAGTTATGCAGGTCTGTTTTATAATCTCTCGCACATCTGCCGAGCTTAGCCGCTTATTGATAACATCTGCTACGATATATCGTCCGTTCTTCCTCTTGCCAATGAGAACACCGGCTGTATATGCCGGGTCGCCTTTTTCATCCTCTGATGTGGCTGCAAGGTCCCAACCTCTCGCCCACTTGATAACGTCTGTTGGTATCTCTTCCAGCATATTTGCCTTTGTACGGCGGAACATCAAGCCTGCGGCTGCCTTAATCTTCCAGTTTCCCCGGAGAAGTCTTTCTCTCTCAACCTCCGTCAAGGCTAGCAGGTTCGCTTTGTATCCTGGGTTTTCTTTCATCAGAATTTTGTTATCATCCAACGTGGACATAATGAATGTAACAGATTTCGGCATTGTTTCTGCCTCTTCCTCGCCTATATTGGCATCAAGGGCAATCTGTACAGCCTCTTTCCTTGTGGCAGCCCACATAACAGTTTCGTTGATGCGGACGAACCACCTCTTCTTGCCGGAGCGTTCTTTTATCGGATAGCCGGTGTCCTGGTCTATCCACCATGAAATAAAATCAGCAACCCACGAATCCGCATCTGGATTGCAAGTTGCTCTCATGTATGGTTTTACTCCGCAAACACTTCGGTTTCGGGATAGCATATAAAAAAACTGTTTCTCGGAAAAATGGGTAAGCTCGTCAAACCCTATCATGGTTATCTGCGAACCTTGCCATTTCTGTAAATCATCATCCCGGTTGATATAGTCAAATGCGACTGTCATACCGTTTCTGAATTTCCACATTCCTGCGCTGTATCTTCCATCGGCTCCCTTTATATCTCCATATACGTCATTGCTCGTATCCCACAAGCCGCCCTGGTTGAATATCTGCTTATATTCGTGTCGGAATATTACAGCACCAAACCTTTTGTTGTTCTTGTACCTCAAAGGCTCAATCAGCAATCCGTATGACTTTCCGCCTCCTGCGGCTCCTCCGTAAATAGCAATATCTGCTGTTGTTGAAAGGAATTTCTCTTGCGGTCCTTTCTGTGGCCGTATGACTTTGATGTTACTCATCGTCCTCGTCCTCCTTTTCTGGCAGATATATTTCAACTGGCGTGCCGCCGGTCATGCCTCCATCCTCTTCGGCTTTCTTCGCCTCTCTGTCCTGTTTCTTCCGGTATGCAAATTCTTTTTCTTGTAGCTGTTGTGCCGGATTCTGCCCTGCGGTATCTCTTAGGAACTTCGCAGCATTTACATTTCCATTTGCCGCCTGCACCAGCATTGCCGCCATCACTCCCATACTGTAGTCCATATCCTCTTCGTCAATTCCTAAAGCTGTGAGCGTGGCTTTCATGGTAGATTGCTTATTCGATACCGGCATATTCAGCAGCATTTCGGCTGCCTTTCGCATATCCCTTTTTTTGCGCCTCGCTGCCCCGGATGCTTTACCTCCTGCTGTAGCAATTTTTCTTTGCTCGCTCTTTGTTCGGCGGTTCATAGGTATCAGATTTTCGTCATTTGCCAATGCCACCACCTCGCTTCGTTCTCAACTCCGATAAAATTAAATAAAGCAAGCGTCCTTTCTCTCCTGCTCCATCTTTTTGACCTCCAGATTAGGGGCTGTCATTCTGCAAGGTATGTCGCACATTGACATATCCGTTACCGCCGCCATTTTCTTTGCCAGAATATCTTCGTCCATGATATGACCTATAATCTGATACGGCTTATGACAACAGTACATGACTTCGCCTTTTTCATTTAAAGCCATCTGCGCCCAGCTTGCGGTGCATCTCTCTTCCTGCCTGTCGAGTAATCCCCATTTGAAATTGAGCGTCACTCTCTCATCATCCATCGCCATATCCGATACGATTTTCTTTATTTCCTCCGCATCTCTCTTTTTCCTCTCATCCCTGTAATAACTTCCTGCGGTGCTTTCCACTGGTCTGAAAACCATGTAGTCAACGTCCAGGTCCTTATTTGCATCGTAAAATCTCTTTACGTCCTCCGGCTCTTTTACAAGCTGTTGGATTCCAAGAGATGTGCCCGGACTGTTTTCTTTTTTCCATGCCGCATACGCTTTTATGTTCTCCCGGACTTTTTCATATGCCGCCACGCCTCGCAACTGTTCGTAGCTTTCATTGTTGTACGCATCCAGGGACACTTTCAGATAATTTGGTTTTACCTTTACCAGCTTATTGAAATTCGTATTCATCCCCCACCGGAAATTGTTCTCGGTAAGCCATCCTGCAATCTTTTCAAAATCAGGATTGATGGTCGGCTCTCCTCCACCGGTCAGTATGAATCCCTGTACGCCCATAGCTGCCAGTCTTTTTGCATATATGATAAAATCCTCATATCTCATTGCCTGCGCCCCTGCATCCAGCTCCCACCGTCCGTAGGTGCAATATGGACATCTGTTGTTGCAATAATTTGTGAGGAATATATCTGCTGTTATGGGTTTCTTTTCCCCTGCAATCCTGTCTATGTGGCTTAACATCTTTTCGCCGGTTATGTTTTTCTCCATTTTCAGGTATCCTCCTTTCTCTCTTTCCTCCACTTTTCGTTCAGGATTTTCGGGGCTGTGTGTTCCCAGTTTATCCTGTGGTGTATCCTCTTGTGCGTGGTGTACATCATACTGACTTTCACAGCACTCGGCATACTCATAATCGCATAAAAGGTTTTCAGGTACGTGCCGCCCTCCTTATACGCATCTGTCATTCCTCCCGACAGGCTTTGGGTTGGCAACTGTACCACACAATATTGTGTATTTGAAAAGAACAGGTGTCCCCGGCTGCTCAATGTTGTATATGTCACAACATCTTCGTTCATGGTTCCCCTGTACTCTATTGGCGTATCTGTCTTGCAAAAGAAACTGTTCATCGCCTTTCGCAATAATCCTTTGTGGAAGTTTCCTCCGTCTACTCCTCCGACGAAATCCCCTCCCTGGCAAAATGCCACTGTATCAGCTCCCGACACCTCCAGGAACTGAATCATATCTTCAAACACTCTGTCAAAATCATGCGATGGCTTATATTTCAGCTTTCCATCTTCCTCGTACCGGTAATCAATGCTTTTGTAATCATCATCCAGCATCAGGAAGTATTTCAGCCCCAGTTCTTCCGCAATCCTCCAACATTCATTGCGAGCATAGATGATTGCCCTGTGGTCATTGAAATTATCCATCGTATCTGCCCGGTCATATGCTGCCTGCTTATCAAATATAATCACTCGGTCTGCCCCGAAGTTCTTTTTATATTCTTCCGCCTGCTCGTCCTCATCATCTATGATGAAATATATCTTGCCGGTATATCCTGCCTTTTTAATTGCAGGAACCGTAACCACATTATCAGCTCGCCCATGTGTCAGTATGAAAACTGCGAAATCATTCCTCATCAGCTTCGCCCTCCATAATGTCTGTGATGTCAGTTGCCAACTGCACATATCCGTTTGCTATGGCATCGTTCACATCAATTATCACGAGTGCGGACTTTTCAAACAATTTCTGCACTTCCGGTTCTGCGTGTGCGTAATACTCTGCGATGTCCCGGTAATTAAATACATTGTGCCTGCGTGCTGCCTGTATCAGGAACTCCCTTACTTCCTCCGGGATGTCTGCGGCTTCAACTTCCTGTATCAGCTCATCCGCCTTGCTGCTATCCAGCATATCAGATATTTCCGGGCACTCTCCTGTAATCTCATACTGCGGTATTTTCACTTTCAGAGTGTACTTATCGTCCTGCATCTCCTCTCCCAGTTCATCCTCTCCAACGGAAAATCCGAACTGGCTCATATCAATGTTTATGATTCCCTGCATTTCTTTTCCCAGTAAATCCTCGTCCCATTCTGCCAGCTCTGCGGTTTTATTGTCTGCCAGCCGGAACGCCTTAATCTGCTCGTCCGATAAATCATCTGCACTGATACATGGTATGTCTGTGATTCCCAGCTTCTTTGCCGCTTTATATCGGGTGTGTCCTGCGACAATCACTCCATCTTTGTCGATGATAACTGGATTTTTGAATCCAAACTGCTGAATAGATGCTGCTACTGCATCCACCGCCATATCATTATGTCTTGGGTTATTCTCATACGGTTTCAGTTCTCCAATCTTCCGCATGACAATTTCAATGCTGCTGTTCATTTATTGCCTCGCTCCTTTCATCTTCTCGGCTCCTGCGTCTGTTCATCCTCTGTGCTCCTCATTCCGGGCAAAACAAAAAGCCATACCGTTTTCAGATATGACTTTTCATGTTACTGATATTTAATTTTAGGAGCGTGGCAGGTATTTCTCCTGCCACACGAGAAAAAGAACGAGTACAGCAGCCACATTCTTTACAATCAAAACTTCTTCTGATTGCACCATACACTATATCATCGGTCGAATTGACGGTCAAAGGAAAAAAAACGGATTCAAAATAAACCGAACGGTTTTTTATTTATCCATCGGGTTCCCAAAATCATGCAAAATCATAGCATCTAAGCCGAAAAATAGCACCGTCAGGTCATTTCGTGCCTCTTTTGCATCTTTCTGGATTGTGGACAATTCCATGTTATAAAATTCCGCAATTTCCTTTGTGCTCTTCTTTTTCTCTCTGTCAAGGTACATCATCTGAATGACTTTCCATCTGCGCTGTATAATCTCATTCGATGAGGTTTCGCTCTCTCTCTGGTACACTTCCAGCATCCGGTCTACGTGTGCAAGCATAAATTTTACTGCATTGATTCCCTTTAACTGCCTATGTAACGTTTTATCTTCATCAAAGATTCTGAATCCGTACAGAACATCCATATTTACGATGCTCTCATCCACCTGCTCTGCCTCATCAATAGTGCAGACTGCCTTTTCTGCATAGTCTTTCAGCTTCGTGTAATTCTCTAACAGCTTTTTGGTATTATACAGGAGGGTTTTCTTTTCCTGCGCAATACTCTTTTTTCTTGCCTTTTCGCTTCTCTCAACTGCTTTATCAGCAGCCTCCTCACAGAGTGCTTTTATTTCCTCTTTCGTGAGTGATACTCTTCTTTCTGCTTTTCCCACTTTCTCTGACCTCCTACAATTACAGATTGACTTTTCGGAATTGTCATAATAAAATGACAGTAGTTTTTGTGTTTTTGGAGCCGATTGTTAATCATCGTATTGCAGGAGGCTCCATTTTTTTATTTTTTGCGGAACATATTAGCAACTGGGCAAGTAGCAAAATGTGAGATATATCCTACACCGGTGGCATCCTGCGTCCCAGGCTGTACAATTTCCGCACTCACTGTTTCGCCATTCGGTGTGACGATTCTCTCTTTTCCTTTTCCCTCTTTTGGGACCCGGTATGTTATCAGTCTTGCATTTACCGGCATATTCTTACCGTTTATGGTCTTTATCCACAATATCTGCTGATGGCATTTTGCACAGGTTCCAAAATTTCCACGATTCGCCTTTTTCATTCTTTATCGCCTCCTTTCCAAAGGCTCGAATTTTAATCAACATATGGTGTTCCGTCGGCATTGATTCTTACGGTTAATCCGCCTTTATAAGTGTAGAAATAGTGAACGCCTGTTTCTTTATCTCTATACTCCGATGGATAAGCATAGTTATCACTCGTTAAACACTCTAATGCATTCGCTCCGTATTTGTTTTCTTCTACGTTTTCTGCTTTTTCACTCATTTTTGCGCATCCTGCAAACGTCAATATGGTAATTATGACAATAGCCACAAGCACTTTTATTCGCTTCATTCTCCAAGTCCCTCCGTTGCTTTCTTGACCTTTTCAACATCTTCCAGTTCAGGAAATTCAATGGTTTTGCTCAATGCTTTTACTGCCAATGCACAGCCGTTTTTCTGTTCCACCTGGTCTGCAAGGTATCTCAACGCAATAACCAGCAATGTTGCATCCGCTTTGGAATATGGCTGTATTGCTCCAATGATTTTATTGGAATAATGCTGCAATCCTTGAATGACCATCTTTGCCGATTCTTCTCTCTTTCCCTCTGCAAGGATTTCCTGCGCTCTGATAATAAAGCTATGCATTCTCTTTTCTCTCTTGAACATCTCTATTCCTCCATCGGTTCATCGTATGGGTAATAATCATCGTCCTCGCTGAATGGTAATGGCATACCACTATCGTCTGTACTTCCATAACCGCCGCTAGGAACATCTGTATCTGTTTCCTCATCCACATTATCGGGTACGGTCATTATACCGTCTGTTTCACTGTTCTGTTCTTCCTCCTGCGGTTCTTCTGATTTCGCATCAGTCTGGTTGTCTGGCAGGAAATATGTAGGCTGCCCCTCAATGGCTGGTGTTTCACTATCCACAATATCTGCATCATTCTCTGCCTGCTGCTCCATATCAAAAATATTCATCTGTCCTCCGGTAGAAACATATTTCAGCACATACCGTTTCAGATTTTCATCATATACCAGGCACATTCCTGTATCTCGCTTACCGTCCATGCTATCTTTTACAGGTACAACAGTGGAAATCTTATGCTTGATAAGAGGCTTTTTAATTCTTACCGTTGTCCCATCGTCCTGCGGAACGTAATCTTCATTCAGTTCTATGCTGATTTTGAGGTCGATACTTCCCTCGTCCATGTCCGACTGTTCCATCTTTTTGAACAACTTCTGTAACATCAGATTGAATGTTTCTCGTGCTGCCTGGAATGTATCGCTTTCCAGTGTCATTTCCTCGTAATTTAAAATACTCATTTTGTTTGAATCCTCCTATGTTTTATTTGAAAATCTATTCCACAGCCCTGATGAATACCTCTACCCTCGGCGTATCGGAATAGAATTTTCTTACTTGTGTATCTACAATCGCATTATCGTCATACCACGCTACGCCATTCAGGGCGTCATATACGAGCTTTGCTACATTGTCAAGGTCTGGCTTCACTGTTGGGCGTAACCGGTGTTCCAGCATTTCCCTCTGCTTTTTCTTTGAGGCGGACTTCGGAATCGGATAATACGCTATGATTCTGATGTCAAGCGGTCTGCCCTTTTCAAATTTCCTGCCCTTTGCTGCCTCCATATAAACTGCTGCAACCTCTTTTTCGTGTTGCAGTGTATTCTTTGGTGTATATGTCTGCACGAAATTTCCTCTCCTAGCAAACTTCGGACGTTCTTTCCCGAAAGGATTTCCTTTTACGGTAAACCGAATGTTCTTCATCTCCTCCACCTCCGCTGCTATTTCATTCACTTTGCAGTTTCCTCCTCTTTCTCTCTGTATATTTTCAGGGTATAATCATAAGATTTCCCTGATTTTCTAGGGATTCTGCCCGGTCCTACTGTGTATCCGTTTTTTACCAGGATTCCAGTCATGATTGACCGGTCCTCCACTGTTGAACAAATCAACTCTGCTACTTTTTCCATCGCTTAGTCCTCCAATAATCTCTTTCGCATCTCATCGTATCTATCCGCCGCCTGGTTCATCCTCCAGGATGCTCCTGCTACTCTATGTGGAAAGCACATTGCGAAAATTCTGTCATATATCCTTTTGTATCTCGTATCAATGTTTTCTTTCATATCCACCAGCATCAAATTAGTTGTCAGAATCAATGGCTTTCCTGCGAGGTATCTGCTGTCTATCACGTTGTAAACCTTTTCCAGTCCATAATCCGTATTACGTTCTGTTCCTAAATCATCAATGATAAGCAGCTTTGCATTGTTCAGCCTAACTATCAGCTCCGATTCCTCCACCTGCTTGTCCTGTATCATCTGTAATATTTTTACAAATGATGTCATTATTACCGGTATTTTCTGATTCAGCAGTTCGTTTGCAATGCAAGCGGCAGCATAACTCTTGCCGGTTCCAACCGGGCCATACAGAAGCAATCCCTGATTGTTTCTGTACATCTCGTCAAAATTCTGCACATAATTTTTGACTATCTTATAAAGCTGTGCATTATCTTTGGTCTGTTGAAATGTGGCAAGGTTGGCGTTTTTTAATCTGTTCTCAATAAGACTTGCTGACCGCAGGCGTTCCATGCGCTGTAATTCCTGTCTGGCCTCTTCCTGCTTCTTTCTATCCTCTTCTGCCTTTGCCTCGCATTTACAGATACAAGGAACCGTAATGGTTGTCCCATCACCGCCTGGGATTTTTACTCTGGTCTGTCTTTTACCTTTGCACTTTCCGCAATGGATAAGACCGTCCTCGATATAATCTCCCTCTCGCATCATTTCCTGCCGTGTTCCTTTTTCTCTTGCAATCCTCTCTGCAAATCCTGTGAACAATTCTGCTGTTCCCTCCATCTGCTATGCCTCCAATCTATCTGAATGGGTTTCCCTCATCCTCTTGTGATTCCTCAACCCTATTATTTTCCCGTTTATCCAAGAAGTCTTCAAAAGGTGTATTCTCGCTAAGGAACGTCTTGGCGTGTTTTATGTATTTGCTCTCTGTTCTCTCTCGAACCAGTTTTTTCTTATAGTTTTCAGCCGCTTCGCACAATTCATCGGGTGACCATCCATCATTGAGGCGTGCCTTGTATTTCTTATACGCTTCACCTTTTCCGTCTTTTCTTGGGTATATTCCCCAAAATCTCTGGAAATCTGTGCTGTACTCTGTTTTCTTCGGTTTCTTTGGTGGCTCCTGCGGTACTTCCTGTTCCGGTGTTTTTTCTTCTGCCTCTATTCCAGGAATATCAAGAACCGACTGGGTTTCTTCCATACCGTCCGGTTTTTTCGGTTCTTCTGTCTGCGCCTTTTTCGGTCTGCCTCCCAGCTTTCCGTTTCTTCTGTTTATCTCACATCTGGCATCGTACTTGTCACTATCTCTTTTGAGCTGTGACCGGATAAAGGAGAAAGCCATTAAAGGCAGTCCTGCCAGCTCTTCACAAGGCAAATCATTTACATAACAGAAGATTGCCTTTATCAGCTTTCCAGCCTCCTCATCAGACATGAGCGAGAAGTGGTCTATATAATCGTTATAAAGTTGAAAGCTCTTTTTGTCCTCTGACTTTCCCATTGTATCCGCTCCAATTCCTCTAAACTTCTGCTACAAGGTCGGCTATTCCTATCGGTCTTTTCAGGACTTTAGTTTCCCGGCAGTAATCACAGCAATGGCATCTCAAAGGTTCGATTTCTCCTCTCTTTACTGCCAGTACATGATTGATGTTTGCTTTGACAACTTCCCTCGCCTCTCTTAAGTAATTATCTTGTATGTGAATAATCTCTATATTTGGTGTTTTTTCTTTGCTAATTCCCGCAATGTAAAATGGTAATCGCTTTCCTGTATTCTGATATACAACTTCCTGGTACATCGCCCCCTGGATGTCATACCCCCAGTAGCGGACGAAATCTAAATATCCTATATCTCGCACCCATTTCATTTTTGTAAGGGATTCCACAACTTTTAAATCCACTATGGCCCATCCCGGAATGTAGCTATCCATCTTGATTTTCCAAGGTGTTCCATACAATTCAGCAGTCATTATGACCTGTTTTTTCCCGGACATATATTTCATAAAGAGTTCGTCCCTTTCCGCTCTTTTTATTAAGGCGTCTGCTTGAATGTATTCCGCTTTCAGTTTCCCGTCTTTTTTGAAAATTGCCGGCTCTTCTTTTTTGTAGCTCTCCAAGGTACCCTCAAAGTACCGGTCTACATAACTGCCAATAAGCAATGCTGTTGATTTCGGCTCCTTGTATGTACCTTTGAGTTTGGCAACGGCAGCCGCTTCACAAGCTGCCTTGCCATATGTGCCATTAAAGTCTTTGAATTGGGATACGGACATATATTCATAATTTGCAATATCTGAATAATAATTTTCTTCCGTTAATTGCATTCCCATTTCTTAGACCTCCCTGTACTCTGCTCCAACAAATTTGATATAATCCAAAATCTTTTTATGCTGTTCTTCGTTTCCTCTGACCTGGATTGTCCAAATCTTTTTGCCTCCGCTTAATCCTGGCTGCTGTGTTACCGGATTAGCAATCGTTCCGGTTACTGCCTGCTGATATGCGTGTCTTTCAATGCTTTCGATTGCCTTTCCCATTTCAGTCTTAGGTTCTGCAGAAGTGACAGGCTTCGGTGCTTTCTTTGGCTCCTGCGGCTGTTCTTCCTTTTTGGCAAGTGCTTCACGCTTTGCTGCCTCTTCTCTCTCCCTCTTCTGTCTTTCTCTTTCCAGAATCATTTCTTTCTGCTTGCGAAGCTCCTGTACCTTAGATAACGCCTCGGATAATACCAGATTTTTCTCATATACCTTTTTGGCATCCTCTCTGAAATCCTCCTCGATTCCATCCAAGATGTTCAGGTCGCCTTTTGTATTCTCAAGTGCAGTATTTACCGCAGTCTGCCATGTTTTCTTCGTGGTTGACTTGTTCTCCCACTTACTGTCATAAATCTTTGATTTCAGCTTAGAGGCAACTGTTTCCGGTAATTCTGTGAACGCTTCTTTCATGTATGCAAGAATTTCCTCTTTTTTCTTCTTTCTCTGCTCCTCTTCATAATCCTTTACCTGTTTTGCAATCGTATTGATAGGCTCATCAATAAGCTGTGTCAATTCCTTTACCTGTTTTTCCATATCATCGTATGGCTTCAGGCACTCCTTTTTAACTTCTTTTCTTCTTTCCTCAACGGAATCTTTTAACTTTCTAAGATATGCAACGGTATTCTTCGCATCTGCGATTGAATCATCGTCATACACAATGCCGGTGTATTTCTCCATCTCTGCGGCGAGTGCCGTTTTCAATTCTTCAAAGTTCCAGTTGATTTTTCCTACTTGCTGTTTTACTACTACCTGTAATTCGTTCATCTTCTCATCCTCCTGTTATTTCCAAGGTAAATCATCTATTGCCGATTCATCCGGCGTCATAAAACCCATGCCATCAGGCATCGGCTGTGGCTGTTCCTCCTGCTGCTGTTCAAAAGGAATCGCCTGCTGTGCTGGTTCTTTTGTTTCCTGCGGTTGTGGCTGTTCTACCGGTGCAGGCTCTTTCTTCGCTTGCTCCATCTGTGCGAACACGTCAACCGGCGCACCGTTATCCGGTAATGCGGCTGTTGCTGTTCTTCCATCAATGAATACCGGCTGACCGTTTTCAAACTCCACATCGCCGCCTGCAAGATAGGCTTTCTGCTGTTCGATGTTGTCAAAATCAAGGTCAATCAGCTTGCACAATCTACGGAGGACTGTCTTTTTATACATCTCTCCTGTGCTGCTCTTCCAAGCCTGGCTGTCTTTGGCTTTGGAATATGTATTTCTGACATTCTCAATTTCTTCTACGCTCATAGTGTCATACATCATGGAACCATCCTTGAAAACCACAATCGCAAAAGCTCCAATCATTGGCTTATTTGAAAATGGCTGTGGTCTGTAAATCACATTCTGAATGCCTGCGTCCACCTCTTCTGTAAAGAAATCATCCTCCCTGACCACCTTTGCGAATATATCCTTAATCGGGTTTCTGGAAAACCTCTTGCACATCTTGATTTCGCCCTTGTAGTCCGTCTGGAAGTTAAGTTCTCCTCCATACGGAATCGCATAACATTCTCCATTGAAATAATCCAACCCCAGATATGCCGCTTTGCACAAGCACACTGCCATTGATTCAAATGTCAGCTTGCAAAGCTCCGTCTTTTTCTTTTTGTCTTTCAGCATTTCGGAAATAACCGTAACCGTATTCAAGGCGAAACGCTCCTGATTAAATCCTGCTGGCAATGCTGCTTTGTGGGTAGTCAATTCCTTGATAATCGAACTCTGCACCCCTGAAAGCCACTGTTTTTCTGTCATTTCTGCCATCGTCTGTAACCTCCTGTTTTTGTGTTTTTATATATCTCTCAAATTCCATCATCCCGGTTGAAACTTCATTTATTGCATTTCTGATAAAATATTCTTTTATCACATCCGGGAGTAAATACGGAATGTAAGATTCATCCTTACCGGCTACTGCCGCTTTTCTCTCTGCGTACCGAACCAGTTCTGTAAACTTCTCGTCTGTCATGCTGTACCCTTGTTCCTCTGCATCTTTTCTTATGCCCTCGTATAATTCCTGCATCAATCAGCACTCCTCTCATCATCCTTATGAGCCATTCAATAAAAAGCATAAACTCCGGTACTAACCATTCACCGCCTATTGCAAAATGCCCCTGCGTGTTGTATCTCACTCTGATAAGCACTCCTAACAGTGTGAATCCAACAGTTAATGCTATCCAGTGTTTCACTATCATGCGTTCCAGCATCTTTTCATTCCTCCCTGTCTATGTAAAAATCATGCCCACCATGCGAATACAGGTAATTCAGATTATCTCTGTGCCATGTGCTACTGCTTTCACTCTCGAAATAGGTTGCTCCCAGGCTGCCGTCCCACTTTTCTGATACAATCATCTGCAAAGCTTCGAAGCATTCTTTGTCCGGCTCCACCTTTTGAAATCTTCCGTTTGCAACCGGTGTGAATTGCCCTTTTTCGTAAATAACATCTGATACCGTATCAGGAAATCCCTCTGCTTTTGTTCTATTCAGAACTACCAACATGACAAGAGCTTTCCCCTCCACATCTTCGCCCTCGGCTTCTGCCATGGCTATTTTGCAAAGCATATAGGCATCATCCGCATTTATTTCTTCATTCATGATTGTGCTGGTATATTCTGTCTTGAATGTCTCCTGCGGTTTCTCTGTGGTAATTGTTTGTGTGTTATCTTCAATAGAAACTTCATAACCAGATACATCCTGCGCTGATGCAGTATATCTTTGTTTCCCATGCATACACACTGTCATTTGAACTGCGGCAAACATCATCGCCGCATCAACTACAAGGACCTTAATTTTTCTTTTATGCGCTCTTTGCATTGTTATCTCCTTTCAGCGGCGTAACGAATATCCCTAAATCAAGTTCTGGCATCGACTGTACAGCCTCCAAAAGTTCCTCGTCAGAGCAGATATTAAATTCTTCTTTCAGGACTTCTTTCAGTCTGTCAATCAATTCCATGATTTTTACTTCCTCTCCGCTATCATTCGCAGTTCTGTAATAGCCTTGTAAACTCCGTCTAAAGACTGGACCATTTCTTTTAGTTTTTCTCTCTCTGCAGCTTCGACTTTTCCATCCTCGGCAATCCTCAATAATGTTTTTTGGATTTTGTCGATTTTCTCATCCTCCAACCCTGCAAGCATTCTTACCGTAATGCCCTCTATATTCCCTGCCTCTGTTGCTATTGGCAGTTCCTTTCCTATCGGACATTCGCTCTTGCAGTAGATGCATTTCAGCTCTGGTGCGTTGTACACCTCCGCCATCATCACAACCACATCTACAGGAATGTTTTTCGTTATTCCTAATTCGTAATGTGCAAGGGTTGATTCGGAAATTCCAAGTATTTCAGCCGCTCCGGCTCTGCTGTTCAATCTCTCATTATGTATTGCAGCTTTTTTCCTGCACTCAAAATACACGTTTTCGTTCATATCCTGTAACCATCCTCTATGTCAGTTCTCTTCGCTTTGCCCTATACTATTAGCAGGTTGATAAATGGCATCGTAATCATTGCTGATTCCCAGACAATCACTCACTTTGTTTACTGCCGGTTGGCTGTAAATCCTGCCGTTAATAATTGAGGATAAATATGGTCTTGCCAGCCCGGTTTTTGTTGCCAGCTCGGACACATCCATGTCCTTGTCAATTAAGGTGTGCTTTACCAACTTGCACCAAGGCGGAAGTCTTTTCTTCATCTCGCACCCTCCCTTTCTCGGTTCCGCTTATTCTTTACTTTTGTAAGGTTCTCATGTAAAATAATGAGTATGTAATCTTTATTTCATTCTCAAATGCATCTTACATTGGTAACTATAACTCATAGTTTTGAGTAGGTCAACCCCTGTAACGCATTTTTTTGAGTTTTTATTTTAGGAGGTCATTATGTTATACGATAGATTTCGTGAAGCCTGCGAAAAGCGAGGCACTACAATAACACAAGTTCTGCGTGATATAGGGCGTGCAGAGGGAAATACAGGGAGCTGGAAAGCAGGAAAATCCCCGAAACTGGACATTGTTATGGAAATGGCTGAACACCTCAACATGACATTGGATGATTTTGTATATGGCGATAACCCACCTATCGCAAAACCATCAACACAAAATAGTGAGTTATCCAATATGGAGCAGGAACTTCTTGAGGTTTTCTCCCACATACCGGCGGACAGACAGCAACTGTGCCTGGACTTCTTACGCACTCATATGGTCCAGCCTGAAAAGTATGCCGACAAGATGAACGCATAATTACTTTGGACTATGCCAGATACCGGCATCTTAATAAACCAGAATAATTTTAGAAAGGACGGTGTGCTATGTCAAAAACTGACAATATCATAAAACTGTATGAGCCATCATCTAAGTGCAATGACAGCGAGCGTGATGCTTACGTTCAGGAACTCCAGCGTTTGCTTGCTTGCTATCAGCTTGCCAGCTCGGATGATAAAAATGTCGTTTGGGCAGTGCTGAACAAATATGCACCGCATATCGACACGATATAGCCCCAGGCATGGGGCTTTTCTTGTTGTATGGGAAAAACATTATGAGAAATAAATCATTGGCAGGAAGAGCCAATAACCGGGCAGAACGCCCTCGTAAGGTTGCTATTTACATTCGTGTATCTACAACCCATCAGATAGATAAGGATTCTCTGCCGATGCAGCGCAAGGACCTTATCGCATATTGTGAACTTATCCTCGGCATTGAGGATTACGAAATATTTGAGGATGCAGGATACTCCGGGAAAAACACCGACCGGCCTGCGTTCCAAGAAATGATGCAGAAAATACGTTCCGGCTCATTCTCCCATTTGCTTGTGTGGAAAATAGACCGTATCTCTCGTAATCTTCTGGACTTTGCAGAAATGTACGAAGAGCTTCAATCCCTGCGAGTAACTTTTGTCAGTAAAAATGAGCAGTTCGATACGTCAAATGCTATGGGCGAAGCTATGCTCAAAATCATTTTGGTGTTTGCGGAGCTGGAACGAAACATGACATCGGAGCGTGTTACCGCAACAATGATTTCAAGAGCCAATCAGGGACTTTGGAATGGTGGCAGGGTTCCTTACGGATATTCCTACGATGCAGAAACTTCTGTGTTCTCCATCATCCAGGATGAAGCGGATGTGTGTCAGCTTATGAAAACAGACTATTTCGAGCATAAGTCTATTATTCATACAGCAAAGTTGCTAAACGATAGGAAAGTTCCTACCAGGTCAGGTGCGCTCTGGTCCCCTACTGCGGTATGGAAAATACTGTCCAGTCCTTTTTACGCCGGTATCTACCGATACAATCATTACAAGGGAACTGAAAACAGAACCATCAATCCAGAGGAAGAGTGGGTTCTTGTCCCAGACCATCATCCTGCAATATTTACTTTGGAGGAACACGAAAAGATATGTGATATTATGGATACAAATAAAAGAATGTCTAATCTCCCAGGGCAAAAACACCGGGCAAAAAATGTGTATGCCTTTTCCGGCATCCTTTACTGCGGAAAGTGTGGCAGTAAATTAGTTTCTACTCCCGGAAGATTGCAAGCCGATGGATTCCGCACTACCACTTATTCGTGCCCGAAAAAGAGGAAAACGCATGAGTGCGATAATCCATCTATAAATGATTTGATTGTAGGAGAGTTTGTCATAAATTATATTTTGAATATGCCTGTCTCTTATACACATCTCCGAGC